CCGCAAAAAAATTATACGCGTCCATGGCACCATTCTTATTAGCAGCTGCTTCATTTATAGGTGGGTTATTACTTACTGCAGGTGGTATGTTATTATCAGCGGCACCGTTTATTCTTGCAGGCCTAGCTATTGCAGGTGTAATCATGGCAGGTATGAAACTGTATGAAGAGTCTGAAGGATTCAAAGCAGCGATTGATACAGTTATACAATACTTTGTAGATATCAAAGATTCAATCTTTAAAATCTTTGGTGGATTCTTTGACTTCTTTAAAGGTCTATTTACAGGAGACTTCGACTTAATGTTCTCTGGTATTAAAGATATGTTTGGTGGTCTATGGGATTTAATCAAATCACCATTCAAGGCAATCGGTGATTTCTTTAAGAATGTCTTTGGTATTGATATTGGTAAATTTATATCAGATATGGCAAAGAAAATTTTACCAGATTGGGCAGTTAGACTAATCTTCGGCAGTGGTGAAGAAGCACCAGAAATGACCGAAGAACAACAAGAGGCAAGCCAGGAGAGTGCAGAAGAATCAGGACTTTACACTAAAAGAGGTGTAAGAGCATCACTCGTTAACATGGATATGGTTGCAACTGCACCCACAAATCAATTAGAAGCAATACTTAATGATGATGATATCTCCAAAGAATCATATGAAGCTATTCAAAAAGAACTTGATAACAGAGCGGCAATCATAGCAGATTATCAAGAAGCAGCTTCAGTATTAGATGCAGGTGGAACTGTCCTATCAGACGGCACTGATGCATCGTTAGCTATGGAGTTTGCAGAAGATGGTATTGCAGAAAGAGGTGGTGCAATAGACGCTGCGACAATAGCAGCTAGAGGAGATTCTAATGTTGCAGCTCAAGCAGCTCAACAAATAGTTCAACAGAACAATAATAACTCTTCAACAAATATTGTTAATTCAACTGAGTCTGCAAGAGACGAGAATGACCGATACTATGAAATGATAGAAGGCGTTGATTACTAATCTAACTTATCGTAATACTTTTCTTTACGAGGAATAACTTTTGTTTTATCTTTATGCACCTGAGTAGATGCATGTGAAGGAGTCTCTTTGCGAGACTTTATTTTAGGTTGAGGTTTACCGAAGATTCGTTCCCACGATTCCGCATACTTCTCTTCGTTTGAGTTTCTTCTTTTAGAACCCTTTCCTCCATGCCATTGTGTCATTATCTAGGTCTATAACCTTTTAGTGAAGCCCTTTTTGCATCAAGTTTCTTTCTTCTTTTGATGTCTTGGTTCTTTTGATTCTTTATAGTATTTGGTTTGATGTGATATTGTCTATCTCTAACCTCTTGAACTATACCAGCTCTTTCACACTGTTTCTTAAATCTTCTAAGCATTCTATCGAAAGGTTCTTCCTGTCGATTCTTAGGGTTGATTCTTGGTCTCACTTCTGGCATAATTCTCCTTAAATAGGTGTATAGTCGCCCCACGCTTTACAGCATACCCGCTCCATACCGACTTCTCCGCTATTTGCTAAAAGTCTTTCCCTTACTTGGTGCCCCCTTATCATTTCCACGGTCCAAGTCTGCTCTCGTTCTTCATCACTAATACATAATGTATACACGAGAGCACCCAATACAAAGATTAGCTATCCTCTGCTAATCTTTTGAAGTAATCCATCGCGTCGTCGCCTTCGCTTGACTGTTCAGAAGTTGATTCTGCTGATGCGATTACAGGTTCAGCAGCTACTGTTTCAGTATTGACATTTGACCATGGCACTTCTTCCTGGTCTTCTGCTATACTTTCTGCAGTGCTATTTGATACCGCACCTGATAGACCTAATACTCTATCAAGTTTTTCTTTCAACTCTTCATAAGCTTTAAACTCATTCGGAGCGATTACTTCATTTAAGGAATGAACTAGACTAAATGTAGAGTTAATCATTGTCTCATCACCTAATGGTGAAGTTGAGTCAAACTCTGATTTGTCATAGTTCCAGTAACCATCTACTTTTCTGATTTTGATTTTGAAGTTTGCTCCTTCTCTCAAATCAAATGGGTTGATAGCACTCTCATCTTCAAATGCTGGTGAGATTGCTTCTTTGAGTTGTTCAAAGATTTTCTTACCATATCTGTATTTGAAAACTTTTCCTTCGTTATCAGGATTTTTAGGGTCTGAAACAACATAGACATTTGAAACATAGTGCAATCTGCGTTTCTGTTTTCTTGCCTGTTCTTTGTTGGCTTCAATACCTGAATTCCATAAGGTCGTGTTATATTCACTTACAGGGTCTTTTTTATTAAGAGTCGTTAAAGACTTCTCAATATACCAACCACCAGGTCCTTGAAAACCATGGTCCCAATATGAAACCCACGGCATTTCTTCGCCTTCTGGAGTTGGTAAAAAACGAACTACTGCATAACCATTACCTGATTTATCAAGTTCTGGTTTCCACATAGTATCGTCATTGTAGGATTTTTTCTCACCTTGAGCCGGTGATGCGGTTTCCATAGCCGCTCTGAGCTTATCTAATGATGCTGACATTGTATTCTCCTATCGTATAACATTGTATTTGCATTGTATGAATCAGTATTACACCTGCAATACTGACTAGTCCATTATATGATTTATTTACTTTCCTGTAAAGGGGTTTTTCAATAAATCTTATAACGAATCTGGATATATTTATACCCAAATTAGGTCTTAGGTTTAATTATTTTATACATAACTATGTTCTGGTTTTTAAGAACACCGCTTATCCACATAAATCTATTAATACCTTTTTATATTTCACTCGGTCGAAATCAACGAATGATTTATATTTGTTTATCTTATTGTGTATCTCTGGATAGACGATTCTTTCTGATATCATTCTATCCCAATCTTTCGTAAATCCTACAATCTCATCCATTATGCAGATTGTTTCTAAAGATACTTTCTTTGCCATAAATTCTTTCAAAAGAATAGGGTGTTGTCCGTTCTTTACTTCTAACACCTTTTGTATATCCTTCTTACGAAGTAAATCACTTACTTCTGTTTCGAATAGATAAGATAACTTCTGGTTATTCTTCTTCCATTCTTTGTAAACTTTAATACACTCTTCACTTAATAAATCTCCTGCCCACAAATCTTTCTTTGAAAGGTTTGCAATATAGAAGTCTTGTAGTTCTTGTTTATGTGTTCTATGAAGTTTACCAAAATGATATTTGTCCTTCCGTTTTAGAAAGGACTTTATATCTGCTTTAACTTTGCCATTATATTTAACAAAGTCATAGTCGTTAGAATAGAAGTGTAGTTTTATACCAAGGTATAAAGTGTATGCATCGTATCCTTCACGACTCGTCATTAAGATGTGACTATCTTTGTTTCTTCTGGTGTTGGTATTTCGATTCCAGATACAGTAGTTCTATGTGCCTCTGCAACCATTTCATTACACTCTGATACAAAAATATAAGTTTGTAAGACCATTGATTTAGGATTTTCTTTTCCTGTCACTGCAACTCCCTTAGCAAACCCCATACCACCCTCTGGATTCTTAACAATCATTTTCGGATTTTTAAGAGTCAATGGTTCGGTCTTTGCAAGTTCTCCTACATACTCTCCACTAAATGTCACAACTGTGACTATATCGCCTTTTTTCATAATTATTTTCCTTTTTTAGTGTCAAAGAAACCTGATAAGGTTGCTTGACTATTACTTCCACGATTTACCATATTTAAACCTGTCGCCTCTGCTTCTAACTTCTCCTTTAAAGGAGGAGATAAAAGTCTCTTAGCACTTTCAGGTTCTAACATGTTCTCTTCACAAACTTTAAGTATAGCAGACATTACATCTGACTTACCATAACGGCAGAGTTTTTCTACCTTTTCTGTAAACTCTTTCTTTGATATCATAATTTAAATTCCATATACATTCTCATATTGTTTTCTTAGTTGAACTAAATCATCAACATAGTCTAAAGGGTCACATACAAACATTTGAAATGCATTGAGTCCTTCTACTGCAACTAAAGCTATACACTCATGTATTGCCTGACCTGTCAATTCTTCAACCATCAGAGCATAAGCAGTCATTTGAATAAACCAAGGTTTAGCCATGTATTCTTCTTTATACTTTGAACTTGTTTTGAAATCTATAATGCATAAGTTGTTATCAAATAATCCAACACAATCTACACGACCTGCCATTTTCAAATTTGGTGAGAACAACGGTGCCTCTAAAGCAAGAGGTATGATTTCATCTAATACAGGTTGCATTGCATTGAACATGCCTCGTTGTAAATCATTCTCTATAATAATATCTGTCTCAGCACGAAGATAGTCTTCTACTAATTGGTGGAAGTTTGTTCCTCGTTTTGTTGCTGATGCTGTAATCTTGTTTGCAGTCTCTTCACCTACTCGTTTTCTCCAGAGTTTGATGTGTTCTCTATTTAAAAGACCTGTGACTGTTGTGACTGAAGGAAACTTATCGTCAATACCATCAAAACTATATAATCTTTTGCCGTCTTGGTTTACGGTCTTTGCTTGCAGATTTTCTAAATCTGTTATCTCAATATGATTTGTCATTCTATACATTATACTACTTCTTTGTTGATTTGTCTAGGCGTTTTCTTTCCTGCATTTTAACATGTTTATCAACAATTCTCCTAGTCTGTTCTGTTTTGATATCTTTACTTCCATGTCTATCGTGAACTGGAGAACCAGGGAAATTATTTCCAATTTTGTTTAAGACATCTTTAAAACCACCATCAACCTTAACTCTATCACCATGACCACCAACTATATTAGGTGCAGATATTTGTTGTAATAGATGTGGATTGTTTTTCTTAAACTCGTCTAGTTTAGTGTAAGACATGAAGTGTTCTTCAAAGTCACCTGTCTCTTTATTCAAAAAATCATATGTTGGCACTATAGTATCCTTTCAAGTATAAAAACTAATGGAATGAATACATATAATCCTAATAATAATCTTTCAGCTCTTTTAAATTGTTTTTCAGTTGGCATACATAAACTCTGGTATTGGTCTTTCAGTCCAAACTGAAAAACTTCTTTTGTAATTGCGATAGTATTTATGGTATGCAGAAATAGAATCTCCAGGAACTTTAACATCTTCTGGCATACATTGAGGTGGTTCTGACCATTCTCCTATTGGACAATTTCTAGGAATCTCATCAAGAATAACTCTAAGTTTTTTATCAGTTAAGTGAACTCTTTTATATCTGTATGTGTATTCATCACATAACGCAGTAAACATATCGTATGCATACTGATACTGAATTGCATTCTCACGCACCCACCTGGTAGATGGATGATTTATATGTGATGCTTTGTATAACATCTTGTCCATATTTGAATTAGAATGTTCCCACCTTTGTATTTTTCTACCACTAGAAGAATCCGTATATTGTTCTCCGTCTAACATTCTATGAGCAGTAGATAACATCTGAGCATACTCAATAATCATTTTGACTACATGTTTGTCACAATGTAGTTTTGCTGAAACTTCTGGTTCTTCGTGTAGATAAAATAGGTTCATAATGCTTTCACTTTGTTTAAGATATTCGTGACACTTCTCCAATCAAGATGGCCAATAACATCTTCTGTTATACCACTATCATAACATAGGACACCTTTCTCGTCAATATGATAATCTAAGATTGCGACTTCCCATAATCCATTCTTTCCACCATAACTATGGTCATGTTTAATAACACTTGCACCATAACCATTATTAAACTTATAACGATGTTGAACACCTTGATATTCATAATTCGTATCTATAAGAAACTCCCTATGTTCGGTGCCATCACTTCTATTACTTGCCTCTAATGGGTCAAGTAGAATCCTTTCTCTTCTGGAAAGGGTTGCATTCTCTTTTTTATCATACATTATACTAACTCCTTAATAATGGATATTAAAACATTTCCGTATTGGGCAAACCAACCTTGTTCTTCTGTCAATGCAATACCATATTGGTCTGCAATCAGAAGTGCTGTTGGTGTATTTAAGAAAAGATTACCTGCAAGTGTAAAACCTGCAACACTAATCAATAATATCATATGGTCATTTGTCTTAACACTATGAATCATATAACCTAAACAACCAATCATTATGGTAGATAAACTATAAATTTCCATGTGAAAGTTTCCACTCATTGCGAGTGTTAACCCAACAACTACAAATATTGTTGAGACTATTTTAAGTCCAGTCAACATTGCATTTGTTATTTTCATTTTAGTTTTCTTAGTCATAATTTACTCCTTTTCTTTTATTTCTCTAAGCCAATCTCTATAAGGAACTGGATTTTCTGTTACCAAGACATATTCTTGATACTCTTCTTTGTTCTCTTTTGATTTGGTCATAGCATCAACCCAACCACTAGATGAGTCTTGCCATCTTTTTGAATTACCCATATAGTCGTGCCATAGTTGTTTCATTAATCATCTAACTCTGGATAAAAGTTATCATGTTTTGGTTTGTAACCATAGAAACCTTTTTCCTGTTCTTGTGCTTGTTTTTTCTTTTTTTCTTCCAGTTTTTTATCTACTGGTCTTTGTTGTGTTTGTGGTTGTGCCATTATTTCCATACTCCTTGTGAAAGTCCATCTTCAAACATATCATAACATATCAATTTCATTTGTGCAAGTGTTTGAAAATAGTAATTAGTCAATTTAACATTGAAGTCAACACCATCTTTTCTAGTTGCATTGGTGCTGTCTTCTAATATAAAGTAAGACTTGATACCAAATAATTTTGTTTGAAACACTCTAAACTTTTCTCCTTCTGCAACTAATTTCATTTATAAAATATATGTTCGTTAATAACTACAGTCTCATTTAATGAGTCTGCCCAATAAGGGTTTACATAAACACTATGATAGTGTGTCGCACCCTCTGTAATATCTTGATAGAAACCGTCTACAATATCACGAGCGATTATTAAACACTCATCAAAGGTTTTAGTATCTAAAGGTTCGTCTGACTTACCATCACAATACCAACTAAACTGACATTGATTGCGAATAGGCATCATATTACCTTTCCAGTTTTCTTTCCACTTTGCATCATACACGACACCACAAATATTTCCTGGATATGAATAATGGTCTAGTCTGTTCATAACAACATGTGCAACTGCAATCTTACCTGCAAGAGGTTGATTACCTGCCTCGAAGTAAATGTTTTGTGCAAGACAATATTCTTCTCCGTTTGCATCTGAAGCTCTCAGTGTTGAAGGAAATAATAATATGAACATAAGTAATGCACCAAAACCCATGCCTATCATAAATGCTTTATATTGTTTACTCATCGTTTTTCTCCCATGGAAAAGGTTTGTTTAAATGTAATCCTACAAAAGTAAGTGAGGCCATTATTACACATAATAATATTCCTCCTAAAAGTCCTATCTCCATATTAATAACCACTTGTTGTGTGTGCATACTCATCATCACAATCTTTTTCACCACAAACACAATGGCCTGGTTTAGGTTCATCTGCTGGGTCAGGTGCAAACTCACTTGGACTTAATGCACCATATGTTTCTAAATTGTAAACATCTTGTTCAGATAATTTACCGTCACTTGCCTCTGCAAGTATCTTATAATGATTACTCATAAAAAGAACTCCTTGTCCTTAGGGACATCATGCAGTTTAGCATACACTAAACTTTCGTTTGTTTCTTTGAAGATATCTTTTGCCAAATCAACGGCACAAGTATCATCGAAATCATTCCCACCAACATTCCAAGTTGTAACCTCATAATCGTTATTAAGGTTTCTTGCAAAATGCCAGTCATAAAGGGAGAATGAACCATACTTTCTGTCACCCTCACCGTCACTAACTTGATAGTCAATAACAAACTCAGTTGTTATCTTGTCACCAATGCCCTCGTATGCAGGTTTGCCGAACATTTCTTTGAGGTCGGCATAACTAGCCTCGATAGAACCTTTTAGTGAAGTGCCTGAATAACCCTCAGTGCATGGTATAAATTGTATTGTTTGCATAATAATTACCTCGGATAAATTGTGAAAGTTGATGCGTATTCTTTGAGACAATAAGATTGGTCTCTGTCATAAACACCTGGAATTGATTTGCCTCTGTATCTAACTCTTGATGGATTTGCCTTCAAGAAGTTTAAAACAAATTTGTGATTTCTCACCGTCATAGGGAGATTGGCATATTTAATATCGTATAAGTTGTCCATTAAACAAAGTCTCCGTTTTTTGGTGTTCCTGCAATAGCACCTGAACAATAACCAGGACCATACATGAATCTATCACCCATTTTTAAAACAGGATAACCATCTATGAGATTACCTCTCGATTTGTTAAGAGCAGGAGTTCCCCACCCAGCAGCGAGAAAAACATCTCCTTCTTTGAATTTTGGATTTGCTTTGTTGATGAAACCCCATACTGAAGCACCACCACCATTTGAATCATCGTATGATATCACTTTGATATATTTACTACCTGATTTATAGCCATAATAAGAACCATTCTCTTTACAATGTTCCCAACGACTATGTTGTAGTGTAGTCAAATCTTCACAAAGACTTTCTACATACTCATTTAGATTTTTCATAATGTCTCCTTTTCTCATCTATAAGGTTATTATATCAAAAAGTGATGCGCAATGGCAACGCTTATAAGAATAAAACTATGTATGCACATGTGATACATAATCCGAAAAAACCGAACCATAACATTCTATCGTCATTCATATAATTCTCCTAAAATCTGGCGGGTGGGTCGCACACATCAATCGTATTAATGCTTGTGGATTTTGTGATACTTGACCCATTATCCCTACCCGAGCTCAGAGCCCCTATTTAACTTTTCTTCTACAAGTTCTTTGATAGTCTTTTCTTTATACCAAAGACCACTAAAGATTTCTGTATGGTCTGGCCACTCAACAATATATCGTTTGTAACCAAAAATTCTTTCTGAGAAGATTCTAACTTCTCCATATCCTGCAACTAATACTCTCATGATAATATTCCTTTATTTAAATCTAAGAATTCCAGAACAATCTCTCGTTCATTACTCTTTAAATCTTTTACATCTTGTAAACCCCAAACAGTTCCTATTGTAGTAAGTTTATTACCAGCAACAACACATGTATTCCACTTCTTATCGTCCTTTGCAAAAACTGTGTTCTCTTCTGCCTGAGTAATCATTTCTCTACCTAACTTGACCAACTTCATTGTTGTGTCCATATCAAACTCCTATGTTTAATTCAATAGATACTATTATAATAAAAAGTGTGGGGCTTTGTCAAATGGTTTTTTGACTAAAGTGCTTTTTGAATTTCGTCTAGCTCTTTAAGTTTTTCGTTGATGATATCGACTCTGTTTGGCCAATATATATAATCTTTATCTGAATCTTTGGCAAGATTTTCTAGGAGGGGTCTGACGAAGTTGTCTAGTTTGTTGATAACTTCTGTTGCTGTTGTGGTTTTTTCTACTATCTTTGTGTCTACAGATGCTAACTCATCTGCGTCCATAGCAGTAAAACCGAAATCGTTATATTCTATACTCATACCTTTATTTAGTATATCTTTCTACATCTTTTAGAAATTCCTTTTCACTTTGCACATCTTGATAGTTTGCATGTGCTTGTAAGGTAATGTCTGCAATCTCATAACTAGGATAAGATGTAATAAGTTTATGAATAAGACCTGCAACATCTTGGTGTTTAATACTTGGTAAGTCCTCATGATTTAAAAGACCTAGATTTATTGTGGTCATTTTATATTGTTTCTTAGAGTTATATTGTAGATTGTTTGCAAGGTGATTTAAAGATGCTTTCTGAGACGCATACATATGACCTTGGGATATATTTGGTTGACTTGCACGACTAGAGATATTAATAATGTATTTGGTTCTATCATTACACCATGCACGATTGGCTATTTCTAAAATCTTTGTCTGGTCAAAATCCTTATGAGCATGATTGATTAAAACATCTACATGGTTTGAATTGTCATAATCAAATCCCCACCAACTAACATCATTCATTATGATATCATCTATTCGTGGAGTTGATACTTTAATTGTTTGACCTGAAAAAGGTGTTTCTTCTAGTGTGTCTTTAATTATCTTTGCAAGACCACTAGTTCCTGTTATTGCTACTTTCATAATATTCCTTAACTATATCAAATGACGGTTTTCCAAATAGTGAACCATCTACACTACACTTGTTGCAAGGAGAATGACTTCTATCTCCTTTGATTAATCTCTTTCTAATCTTAGTCATAGGTTTACTAAACCATACTTCATGTAAAGTTGATTGCATGAGATTACCTACAACATGTTCTTTACCCCAATCGTTAGAACAAAACAATACATCTCCGTTCCAGTCTACAAACATTTTGTAAAAAGGATAGTGACAAGGTTTACCTATAAGTGATGTAATGTCTGACTCTTCTATGCCAACCCAATCCATAACACCACTACGATTGTTTAATATTAAACCATGTTTCTCAAAGTCTCCCCAATGCATTCTGTATCTGAATTGGTCTTCATGGATTCTTGCCTCTGCTAACATCTTATCAAAGTGTTCCATTTGTTCTATGCCATCATAAAGATTTATATAAAGTAAATCTAAACCAGCTTTAAATAATTTAGTTAGATAAGTTGTATTAAGTTTATCACCGTTTGTATTACACTCTAAAGTTGCCTGAGGAAGATGGAAGTGAAACTCTTTAACTATCTCTACGAACTTTGGATTTAGGAGGTTCTCACCAAATCCACTAAATGATATTTTACCTTTGTATTGATTCTCTGATAATTCTTCTGCAATAGTTCTTGCACCTTTGACTGTAAGATGTAAGTTTCTATTGTCATAAACATTTGGGTCACTTCTAGGACAAAATACACATTTACGATTACATAGTTCTGTTGTATTAATCTCTACAGTAAGAATAGAATCTAGTGGACTATCTCCACTATTATTCTTCCAATGTTTCTTTTCCTGTTCTCTTCTATGTTCTAGGAAATCATATTGGTCTACTGCTTGAACAGGAATGTTTCTTCTATCATCCGACATGCACTTCTAAATACCTTTCTGTATCAGGTTCTCCTTCTTCTACATATTGAAACTCTATTTCATCACCGTCTTCTAAGTTGCACCATTCTTCTGGCACTAGAATAAATTGTGGGTCTTCTAGTTGATTTACTAGACATGACCTAGGGTCTCCGTTTTCTTTATAGTTATATGTAGGAACTTCTCTTGCCTCTAATGTCTCATTTATTCGTGAACAAGGATAAGATATTGCACTAATATAGAAATTTTCTTTCTTCTTACTATCTAACTTCTTAAATAGATATGCTGATTGTCTGAGTTGTAGACCAAGAAAGATTGTAAGGTCTTCGGGTAGATTGAACCTAAGTAGATTCTCTTCAAAGGGTCTCTCTGAATAGATTCTACTTATTTGTTCTTTATTGAATTTTGAAACGGTATACTTTCGTTTAGAAGTATCCACCGTCTCTGACATCATCATCACCATCTTTCTTCTCCTCGTCTTCACGAGTATTATCTGTTTCTGATGCACTAATGAAATCGCCGTCTTCTTGCAATGATGCAATAAACGATTCTGTTTGTTCTTCGAACTGGTCAATCATAACTTGTTTGTTACCACTAAGTTCGAATCCTAATCTATCAGCTTCTTCTTGAACCTCAGACTTAGACATGCCTTCTAACTCAGACCTTGAAGGAATTGTAATCTCTTCATACTCTTCTTCTGGTTCTTCTCTGTTTGCAATAGAGTCCAATAAATCTTCTTCCGTATCAAATGTAGGAATAGTTTTCTTTTCTTCTTCTACTGGTGCAATGATGTTTTCAGGTTCACTTACTTGTGCCTGAATGTTTGGTGCATTGCCAGCTGAGATAATAGGTTTAGTAAAGTTTGATTCAACTGTAGTTTCAGATTGTGGTATAACTGTATCTTTTGTAGCAGCTACACCGTTATAGAAGTCTGCACTATCTACAAAGTCTTCATCTTCATCTTCAAAACCTACTTCGACATCATCATCAACATCAGGTTCTCCCATGAGTTCATCGTTTGATGGATGTGGTTCATCATCTAGTAATTCATCTGCTTCTGCAACTTCGTTAACTCTTTCTACTTCATCATAGAATGATTCTGTTGTAGTTCCTTTCGGTGTGAAAGATACATCATCTTGTAATGCAGGTGTTTCTACAACTTTAGATTCTTCTTCAAAGTCTTTAAAAGCTTTCTTTGTTTCTTCAATCTTTTCTTGAAGACTATCATCTTCTGAAAGAGGTCTTGATGAACGAATCATATCCCATGCTTTAGACTTTGTTCCACCAGACGCAGCGTGTTCAGCTGCCTGTCTTGATTCATCTAATAAGTCTTGTATAGGTTTTGAGGTAACATTATTATCAATCGATGAAAGTGTTTCAAGTTTTGCTTTAAGAATTTTGTTTTCTTCTTCAACAATTCTCTTCTCTTTCTCAATTAATTTTTTAGCCTGTCTTTCTGCATCGATTTGTATATCTTTATCTGCTAGATTCCTTGCAACTAAATCTTTTGCATTCTGCATTTCGATTGCTTGCAATTCTTCCAGTCTCTTAGAGGCCTGTTGAACTTGGGTATTATATTCTATAAGACCTTTGTTAACATCTTCTCTAACCGAAACTAAAGCGTCTAAGTCATTTAATTGAAAGTTACCTGCTGTTAACCCTTTCTGCATTACTTGATTAACTACTTCTGCATTCGCAGGTTTTAATCCTATAGTAAAGTTATTGATTCGTTGTGTGATTCGTTCCAACTCAGTGAGTTCTGGAACTTCGCTTGCAAATTGTGAAATTTCGTCTGCCATAATATATCCTAAAAATCCATGGAGCCGCACTCGACTAGAAGTTTATACATCGAAGTTAATTCTAAACTTCCTTTTTCGTTATGTATAGTCTCTGGCGACATTAATATTTATTTAAACTTGTATCTCAGGAAACGCTTCTGACGCTACTTCCTTCGTTATGTTAGGGAATGGATTTTTCTTATCCTTAACCAAGTCAATCATTTGTGCTTCTTTGGGATGCATACCCTCAAGCATTTCAATCCACATAGTTTCTCTACGAGCCTGTGGAACTTGTTCAGTCACAAAGTATTTGAACTTCTTGAATTCAAATCTTAATGCTGTTTCTGATAAAGATGAATCAGGTGCATCATTCTTTTTGTAAGGAGTTTCTCCTTCAGGCAATGTTGAATTGATATTTGAATCAAACAACCATTGTAAGACTGGTTTCACCGCACCATTTCTATCGTTAAATATTTTTAAACCGTTAACTGCAGTTGGCTTGTCTGACTCTGCAACGATGTTTGCTTGACATAATATTTCATATACATCAGCACCGTTAGGCAGATTGACTCTTTCTGTTACCAAGTCCATTTTAGGTTTATTAGGAGCACCCTTAGGTCTTCCTCTTCCTTTCTTTTTCTCTGTCATAATTTAGGTCCTCACCATGTTATAATTTGTAAAATCACCAATGTTATCCATCAATTCATTTAATCTATGCTCTCTAAGATAGTCAAACACTTTGCCACTAGGTGGTGTAGACTTACCAAACTCTGCAAGAATATTGTTCTCAACATCTTCTGGTATAAATTCTAAATCAATTAGTGTTTGATTTCTTAAATAGTTCCTATAGTATTTATCGTCCTTTTCAATACTTATCCTGAGATACTTATCTACGATAGGTTTTCTTAAAGGTGTTTGTCTGATACCTTGGTCTAAACAATCATCGTTAGATAATATATTAGGCACGCCATCTGACTTATCACCTTTGAGAATATGCTCTTTTAAAAACATATCAGGTTCAGGACAATCTATCATTTTGTTTAAATTAGGTGACC